ATACTGCATTATCCAATAAAGCCGAGAGTATCAAAATTAAAAGAGATAATCGTTCTTCTATTATTGGTTGTTACTTTAGGACATCTGTGTCGTAATTGACTTGGAAATACAACTATATCACCCTCTGATACTTCAATATCTTTGATCTTATCATTCACTAGTATTTGTGTATAAGTGTTATCTGATAATTCTAGATAGTAGATACCAGAGTAATCAGACATTCCATGATGATGAAACGCATGAAAATCATTGGTATGATACTGTTGAAACCATACTGATAGAAAGTAAGCTTTTTCAAATTGTAGAGTATTGATTATTTCTTGTAGTGTATTTTGAGTGTTTAATGTGAATATTTTTACCCATTCTCTTTGTGTTTCTCTGATGTGATAGTCTGTTTTAGTAATAGATTCTTTATTATTGATGCGTTTTTCATAGGTTGTTTTTTCTATTTGTTTTAATAACAAGTCTTTGAATTGAGTGTGATTTACTGTGGGTTGTATGAGTATTGATTGTTCTATTGTTATTGTTCTCATACGAAGAATGATTCAAGTGTTGATTGAGTACCATAACTACGATCAATGTTCCACTTGACTTGATTGATGATAAACATCAAGGGTTCTATGAATGACTTTTCAAACATTGTATCATAGTCTATATACTGATTAATATTTAACTCTTTGGGTAATTTAGTCATAAACGATAATACATTAGAGCCTAGTCGATTGGGTTGTTTGAGTAACACATACTTAATCTTTTCACCTTCATTGATAACAGGATACTTATGAGTAAGTTTTCTGTCATTCAGTAGATAATTATAGAGTATAACACCCTTAATGTGCATTGGTGAACCCTTTCGATAGATACTAGATGAGTCGGACCATTTGTCAATACCATTCACACTACGGGGAAATGCAATCTCTTTCGGTTCTAATTGAAAGAATTCATCTCGAAATTGTTGTATAAATGTATTGAGTTCTTTCTCATTCGATTGCATAATGATCTTTAGAGCCTGTTTAATCTTCTCTCTACAGGGTGCAGGTGTTGATGATTTTACTGCTTCTATGCCCATAATTTTTAGTTGGGGTTCTTTATATCGTACACCTTCTACATCATACGCATTAAGAATGTATCGTTTCTTTGCAGTCCAGATACCTTTGTCTGCAATCACTTCTCGTTTCATCTGCATCTTTTGTGCATATGCATTGACATTCAATGCAAGTGTTTGATAACATTCTTCAATAAACGGTTCAATTTTATCTTTAGAAATAGTGTCCAAGAAATTGATGATTCTTGTTCTATCTTCTTTTTGTACTCCAGATCCCTTATCATACAATTTGCATATAAGTTTGTCAAAAGTGATATATACGCTATCTGTATCTGACGCAATGACATAATCTTCTCCTGTTGTCTTTAATATCTTATTTAGATATTCATTGAGTTTGTTCTCTATATGTCGAATAGACAATTGACCAGATGTAGTGATGCCCTCTGCAATCAGTAGCTCATAATAACGAAACCATTGATTACCGATTGCACCGTAAGCTGAGTTGAGTGAGATTTTTCTCGCCATCTGTATATTGTTGTATCTCGAAATCAGATTCAAATACTGTTTGTCTTTTGTTTTCTCGTAATCTTTCTTCGCATCTAACATCTTTTTCTTGTAAATTGTTCGATCATTATACATCTCTTGCATCATCTTTGGTAGAAAACCTTGCGTTTGTTTTGAAAACAATGCACCATTGGGTGTTGCTGTTACATTCTGTTCTTTCAATAATGATTGATTATAGTCTTGTTTTAAGAACAAGTCTACACATTTCTCTTTGTCGATAGTTAGTGTTTCTGCACACAATGTTTCTGGTGATATATTATACTGCATGATTAAGTGTGGATATAGACTGTTTAAGTCAAATGATACAACCCAGTTATGCAATCCTGTTTGTGGTTCTTTGACATATGCACCAACATATTTTTCTGATTTCTGTCGTTGATTTTTTAACTGTGGTATCATAATCTTTTGTTTGTATAGATGATTAAAGATTAGAATATCCCAATACTTGACTGATGTATACGCATCTGTGAGATTGACTTTCGCTTCGTAAGCCATAGTCAGTAGTAAATCAACAAGTTTCATTTTCTCGTCAAGTCTGTCAACTAACTCTACATCTTTGATGTTGTAATCTAGAAATGATTGATAATCTTTTGTGTACCAGTCTTTGAATGTATCGTACGGATTCTCGTCTTTTCTTTCACCAAGTTCTACAAATGCAATGTTGTCAAGACGATATGATTCTTGATTAGTGTATGTAAATTTCTTATAGAGTTGTAGATAATCTAGATTTTCGACACCAAGAATGTCGTAGAGTAATTCATTACCATATTGTGTACGCACTTCTCTCGAATTCACAATACCCCATGGCGACAATTTTTTCATCATATCGACATCATGTACTGTCTTGATACGATTGCACAGATACGGTACATCAAACATTTCAGTATTCCAACCTGTAATAATGTCAGGATGATCTGATGACCACCAGTTTACGAATCGTTTGAGTAATTCAGATTCATTCTTGCAGTTGATGTAAGTCACATCATCACGATTGTTAATGTATTCACCAATACCCCACACGATAATTTCTTTCGTATTCTGATCTTTGATAGTAATTGATAACATTGGTTCAATAGCTTCACGCACATTAGGGAAACCATTCTCGCATTGCGTTTCAATATCAATCGTAATAAACTTCAGATACTTTTTATCAAAACTAATCTGATGAGGATATGTTTCTGTAATGTAACAGTAAGGATATTTTGTTAGACCATAGAGTAGATGTGGTTGACTTTCATAACTGTCAATAAACTCTTTTGATTCTTTGATAGTGTCAAACTTCACAGGTGCAAGATTCTTACCATCAAGTGATTTGAATGGAGTTTCTTTCTTAACAGGCACATACATTGTTGGTTTGTATCTAACTTTAAAATTAGATCGAAAACCATTCTTAACTGCACGGACTAGTAGTTGATTGCCCCATTGGGCGACATGAGAATAAAAGTTCATAGTAAAAGATTATAACATTAAGTAATTAATTTTGTCAAGTCAATTTGTAGAGTATTCGATATAGGCTTCTTTTGTCATACAACCATACTCTACAATAGCGACTAGTTTATCACACAATCTTTCATTGAGTGATGTTTGTATGTACTCTCGCATCTGTGGTGTATTTAAGTAATAACTACATTCTGAATAAGTCTGATAAGCTTCTTTATGTTGCACATACTTATAGATTTGTTCGTCATTGAACGATAGTAGTATCATGATTGTAATAAAATAATTTTGCATAGTGTTTATATTTAGACTGCAAAGAAAAGGGGCCTTTCGACCCCTACTTATGATTAACTACTAACTTAAACAGAAGAGATTTTGTTATGCTGGCACAACAATAGAGTTCATTGCGTTCTCTATAACTTCACTTTTTTTCTTTGGAGTATTATCAGATGGAGTGAATAACATCTGTATTGCATATGCATCTTCAGTTGACTGAAAGAAATTATAGCCTCTTATCTTATGAGGTCTTGTTTGAAATCTAGAGTTTGTAGAATCTTTAATCTTAACTTCGATATTGTTCTCTTTACAAGCTTTAAGATATAAAGGCATATCTACATCTTCTTCTAAAAAGATTGTGTTAGGATATTTTTTACCTTGATATGAATGTCTTGATATTTTAGATTCAATACCTAACTTAGCAAGTTCTTTACGATTGACTGATAACCATGAATGACTTGCATCAGAGTGTCTGGTTTTAGTAACTGTTTTCATAATATTTCTCTCTTTAATTAATTGATTATGTAGCTATTATAATACAGTAGTATTGTAAATGTCAAGAGAAATATCCAAAAAAGTTTCATTTAAAATCAATGACTTAAATCCTTACATTGGAATAACTACCTTCTAATCCGTACTCTCCTCTCAATAGTATATTGAATGATATAGTTTTTCTTGCGATTTTTGTTTTATTAGTGAGTACGAAATGTCTTAACCAACTATCAAAAATAATCATAGTATTTGGTGTTGCATTGATAGAAGATGTTGTTGCACTAAAATCATTTAATGATTGTTTTATTTGTAATCCATTGGTTGTTCTAGGGTCAACAAAATTAGTAGGATTACCCCCTGTTACATAATAGATTCCACTATAGACATTGTTTGGGTGACTATGATATTGATGGTCATCTCCAGTATTGAGTATATTACCCCACATTTCTGTGATTTCAACTGTATAATTCTTATCAATACCTAGTGTAATAAAGATGTCTTTCATAGCTGTGTTATGTATGAATTCTTTAAGACTAGGGATATCTATATGTTTTTGAAAAGTATCATTACCCAAGGAATCGTCAATAGACTTCCTTTCTTCTTCAGATAGGATATTCTCCCATGTGAAAACTGGAGTTGGGAATAGTGAAAAAATATTCATGTATTAATGTAGATTGTTATGAAAACAAGTATAGTAATTGTTAATATAAGTTTCATTTATTATCTTGAATGATAACAGCTCGATCATCATCTGGTGTATTGATATCATGAATATCCCATACTTCACATATGGTCTTTTGATATTGTGGATTAGTCCAATGATTACGATAGGTTTCCTCGTCTTTGAATCGTTTGAGGTCATCTTTGAGATGTTTGTTTTCTTGACGGAGCTCATTGAGTTCGTCTTTGAGTTTGGTGATTTTGTTGAATAGGTTTTGTAGTTGTTCAGTCATATTAGTGGTATATGTTAATGGTTAATGATAATTTATCTGTTGAATTTTCTAATACTGCGTGTTCTGTGTTTCTTGGAACATATATGGTTTCTTGTGGCTTGAGAATAAACTGTTTTCCGTTAAGTAACCAAAGAGATTCTCCGTAGATTTGTTTAATTGCAACTGGATATGGGTGTGAATGTGGTGCAAATGATGGAGTAGTTTCATTTATTTTTGATTTTCTTGCAAAATAAAAATTTGCGTGTGGACTAAAACCGAGTATCTCTCTACCCTTTTCTTCTATATCTCTCAAGTCTTTGTGTAAATCTAATACATCTGCAATGGTGGTAAGAAATCCTCTTTCATGAAACCAGAACCATTTATCAAAATCTAAATACAAACCAGTATCGACATGAGTAGAATAGAAACTACTTGTTTTTACTCCAACATTAGTTAATACGCATACTGATTCTCTGTAATTTTCTCCATGATTAATTGATATGTTGGGTTTTGCGTTCCAAGGCCAACGGTTTCTAATCTTTAACCAATCAAACATCATTTCTTCAGTAATGTTTATCGTACTTTGTTCTACATAATCTACAAATTTCTTGAAATAGAGATGTTCGTTGAGTGGTGCTGATGGAAAGTTATTATAATCTGTCATAATTTAAATATCCTTGAAAACGCTAACGCACCCATAAAACCATGTTTCTTATGAATGTGTTGGCTTATATAATAATTTTTAAAAGTGGGATTCTCTTTAAAGAGTTTACTTATATCGTCTATAGAATACTCATTTGTAAACACTTTACATTTCTTTAGACTTTTGCGTGATATGAATACTAGGTTGTTGTCCAGTTCTTTCGCAAATGATTCATAATCTTTCTTTTCAATTTTCACTTCATCTTACCTTTCGATTGTTCGTATTCATAATATAGTTGTTTTAAGAACAAGTCTAGTTTTGTTGGCTTTTCTTCCATAAAATTTGATATGCAGAATCGACAAACAAACTTATTGTCTATCAACATTACATCTGCACGATTGTGTTCTATCTTACACTTCTGACACAAAATCATTTTTAGAACACTCCAAGTCTTTTTTAGTTTTATCTATACCTAACTGTAGAAACTTCAACATCATCAATCGCATTTGCGTGTCAAAAAAATCTTCTTTCTTACTCTTGGCTTCAAACAGATGCGTTGATGCAAATACTAATATAAGTGTTGTAACAACACCTAGTAAAAAGTATTTTAGTTTTGAATTGTGATTATGTGTAAACATTCGTAACTTTCTGATTCTACTGTTAAATCGAATTGTAATTCTGCATTATCTACTTCTACATAGATTGGAGTTATTCTGTCTGCATAAACATACCCAGAATCATTCATCTTCGTCATCATACTCATCATAATAATATCCATTCCCTTCTATAAATGAAAAAACTCTTGAATAAGCCTCACACTCATCATATGCAAATACAAGAAATCTTGCTTTCCCATCTTGCACTTTAACCATGAATGGAGCCTTAGCTAAATCAACTAACGGTAAATCTGTGACATCTATTTCGTAATATCTAGAATTGAATATTCTTTCTAGGATTCTGGGTACATCTACTTTCATAATATTAGTTTGTTTTCATAACAACTCATGAGGATGCATATGTCCTGTGAATTGTTTATTACTAGTTGATTCTGGTTCGGGCTCTTCTTCACTACTGTCTGTTTCTTTCTCAAGTTTAGGTTCATTATACACAGTTTTATTATTCTTGTCAAGTATGTCTTGTCTATGCATTTTTGTTTTTCTCCTCTCTTTATAGACATCATCATTGTACTATCCAGCTGTAAATGATGAACCACATCCACAAGTTGCAGATGCGTTTGGGTTTTTAAATGTAAACGATTCGCCCATCAGAGTTTTTGCATAGTCAATTGTTGCACCTTCAATATAAGGATAACTCATTGCATCAATTACAAGAAACGCATCATTCATATTGTTTAATGGTATCTTATAATCATCATCTTCCTCATGAGAAAATTCAAATCCATAGTTAAGTCCTGCACAACCACCACCCTTTACAAATAGTCTAACTTGATTATTAAAATCAACAGTTTTACCGTCATCAAATAACATCATCTGTAATTTGTGTTTAGCTGTATCTGTTAATGTTATATTGTCTGTCATAGTGGATTTTCCTTTAAACATTCATTTAAAATTGTTTTGCGAACATGGTCTGGATTGTAGTAGTTTTCTATTGATATTAGATACTTCACACGATTCATAACTTCTGTAATCACCTTGGCTTCATATTCAGTAGGTTCTCTACTTGCAGCTATTTGTGGTTCTTTATTTTGGTATATAATAATTTGTGCAAGTAACAAACCTAGTTGAGATGCGTGTACACATACTTCCCATCTTGGCATTTCGTCTAGTGTAAGTCCTTGTGAGAAACTCACATTACTATATATAAAAATTGAAAAACTAACGAGTAGATTTTTTAAGTAATTCTTCATATTCTTCTCCTGATATACAATTGATATGGTATGTTTTATTACCACGAGGATAATGGTCGTTGTAAAAGTTTGCGATAGATGAATTTTGTGTAATTAATAATACATCATCATAATCATTTGTTACAACATAATATGAAGAACCGTCTGGGTTTTTACTACGAGAAATCATTTCTGTCCATCATAGGACTGTCTTTTGCACGAGCCCTCTCTAAATCAGCTGATAAACACAACATTATCATAATTAGAAAGAAAATACAAACACCACACAATAATGCATACATGAAAGGCCAGAAACCTATAAATGAAATTAACATTGAAACAATTCCTATACATACTGCGATTAATAGTCCTATTGTGATTTGTATTGCCGTATCATTCTTTAATAACATTGATTTTATCATCTTATTATCTCTCCTTGTTATATTATATTTATATAAATAGTTGTAGAGTTGATTCACTTGAACCCCACATTTTACTATTCTTATATCATTTTTTGTTATCGTAACAATATAACAGAGGATAATCTATTGATAGATCCAATTACTGCCATTACTGCGGCTACAGCTGCATTTAATGGTATCAAAAAATTAGTTGATGCAGGTAGAGATATCGAAGATGTCACAGGACAAATCGGTAAATGGTTTAGTGCAGTCTCCGATTTCAATCATGCAAGACAGGAACGAGAAAATCCATCTAGTATGAAAAAGTTCATGGCTGCAAAGTCTGTTGAACAAGAGGCGTTAGACATTATCGTTCATAAAAAGAAAATACAACAAATGGAAGCTGATCTTGCAACTATGATTAAGTGGCGTTATGGTGGAACAGTTTACGAAGAAATGATTGCACTACGAAGAAAATTAAAACGACAAAGAGAAGAACAAGTCTATAAAAAATTAAGACGAAAAAAACAAATCAGAGATGGTGTACTTGTATCTTTATTCGTTGGTGGTGTTATGTGGATAATTTTTGAGCTAGTTGCTTTATCACTTCAATGGGATGCAGAAAAGAAGGCAAGGCAGGGCGGTCTGTCAACCATAGGTACAACTCTAGAAGATTCAAAACGATAACTATTGTAATCGGTAAAGTACATAAAACCACAAAAGAATATAACCAAATATTAAAAGCAATATGGTGAACATTTCTTCTCATGTAGTCACATCAACATTAATACCTTTTGCAACATTATCTTTGATATCTGTTGATGTTTGTAACACTTCCTTGAAATAAACTTTTGATTTTTCTACGGCTTCTTTTCTATCCTCATCTACTTTTGATAAAACATTTTTAGATGATTTCATGTTTGTTAAGATATCTGCATTGATACCTTGAGTAACATTTGAAACGGGCATCTCTCTAACTCCTTGTACTGCATCTCTATAGTATGTTTTGTTATGATAACGATTGTGATAATAATTCTTTCTATCGTTTATATACATTTTTATTTAGTAGTTTCCCACTCTCTATTCAAAATCCACTTAACTATATACTCTGATTGATTATGTCTTAAGTTCATTGGTGGCATGGGAATTTG